AGGAAAGCGCTGGTGTTGTAGCCGGCGGCCAAGTCCCATGCGTACCACTCATCGAAGTTAGTGAATGGGTTGAATGGATTGTCCACTGTTGTGAGCATGTAGTCAGGCATCTTCAGTCACCGCACTAAGGCTGCGCTTCAGAGTAGTTACCGACACACCGAGAGCGTCAGCTACTTCAGCCTGGGTGTATCCAGACTGCAGCATACTGACAGCTCTGTTCTTCTTGACCGTAGTCATGAGGACCTTGGTCTTGGGCGTAGCCAACTGCTTGACTTGATCAAGATCCGAGTTGCTTAGGATCTGATTCAGTTTATTGCTGCTGATTGCGCCTGCCTGAATGGCAGCCCACTCTTGCTCAGAGATCTCTATACGCTGCTTCTTGGCGCCTGTTCTGATTCGTGCCTGAGCCAGAGCTTGAGCCTTGAGCTTCTTGATCTCTGATGCTTCCATGTCTGGATTGGCCTTGGTCTTCTGATCCACCATGGCGTTCGCCAGGATCTGGGCTTGTCTTTCGAGGGGGCTGTTCCTGAGAGCCAGGTTTAGGTTGGCGTCAAGAGTCTTCACTTCCTTGGCATAGGCGACCTTAGCCGAAGGAGAGTAAGGAATGGGCTTGGTCGAAGCTGCTTCTTTCCTAGCTGTATTAGCCAAGGCCTTCAGCTTGTTCGAGTGGTCAGCATAGACCTTCTCAATGGGCGTACCAGAAGACAGGCTGTGTGCGTTGTCGACGTTGCCCAGCTTTGTCACTTCAATGGTCTTAGTGACGAGCTTGCCGTGCTTGTCGACGAAGGTCTCGCCTGTGTTCTCGAATACCTTCTTTCCTGTCGCTAGATCGATAGGCCCACCGTTTGCTTTGGATCGGGGCTTACGATCCGGGATTCGGATTGTCGACGAGATCCCAGCGTTCGAGATCAACGTGTTGGCGCCTGCCGTCTTTCCACCTTGATACTTGGCTTTCAGAGCAGAGATACCATTGTCGATGGCCGATTGTTTGTAGTTCAGGTTATGCTTCTCAGCATCGATCACAACCATGGAGTGCCGAACTGCTGCAGCAAGCTCGGTCGTTGACGCTCCCTTAATGGTCATGTCGGTGATGAGATTGGAGACTTTGCCCATCTCCACTTGCTTCGTTTTGGGAGACATCCTCGGCATGCCATCATAATGCGGGTATGCACGCTGAGGGTCGAATCCCTTTAGCCCTTCAAGGGCAGGAGCGGTCTTTACACGGCCGCTATTGTTCGGGATGACCAGAACTGTGTCGCCATCAAAGTCGGCCCCTGAGAGGCGTTCTGCGACCTTGCTATGAATGCCGATAGCATCCTTAGCGTTACCTAGAAGTTTCTTCGCTTCTGGATGACGGTTGTTGACCGTAAGCTCAGGAATCTCGAAGATACCTCCATGAGGGTAGCGAACCAGAACAACGCGATCACCATCGCGATAGTTGGGCGCATATACCTCACTCTCCTTCATGGAGTTGATCGGAAGTATGACGTGAGATCCTTGACGAGGAAGAGCCGCAGCTTTGAGATGCACGGCTGCTGAGTCCACATCATCAGCGTATGAGTCAAGCAAACGTTTCTTGACTACTGGGTTCGTGAGAGACCTGATTTCGTCAAGCTCACGACTCTTGCGCTCGAACGTCATATCGAGCTGAGACTTGGCCAAAGCCGGACTCTGCTTCGACAGCATCTGAGAAGAAAGGCTCTTAGACCATTTCTCCCATGCGCCTTCTTCATTGACGATGTTCATGACGCCATGCTGTCGATCAATGAACGCACCGAAAGGGTTTTCAGGATCACTCGAAACCTCTTTCATAGCGTCGAGTTTATTTCCTGTATTGCTCTTATTGGTGTTGAAGACGAGATCCACGCCAGAAGGAAGGTCGTCTCGGTACATAGCCATGCCCTTGAGATAGTGCGTACCGTCCACCGCGATACGTACTTGAGCATAACGGGATTCTCCTAGCGAAATGTCGTCTACTCCAGGACGAACGTAGATAACGCCGTCGGCGTCCGCTCCACCTTGTTCGGCGTACCTTACCGATACACGCTTGGAACTGATCGGAGTCGGAGGCTTGATGTCGCTATAAGAACGTCCACCATCATCCGAGAAATTGGTGATCTGCTGGATCTTGTCGCGGTTCCGATATAGTTCTTTGTACTCGGTGCCAGGAGCAGACAGAACCTTGATCGTGGTCTGATGACGCGTGCCGAGTTGTTCGACTTTAACGTAATCAACCTTGTAACCATCCTCTTGGAGTTTGGCTACTGCGATCTTCAGCTTGTCGTTACTGATTCCGAGATGACGTTCAACGCCGGCGCCGATGTCGATGTAGCTCTTTTGGGCGACCTGATCCCTGAGCATGTTTGACGTCGTTTCGAGAACGTCAGCCTTATCTTTGGCTCCATCCGCAAGAAGAGCACGAACCGAAGATTCGTTGACACCCATCTGCTTGCCAATGGCGACGTTGGAATAGCCCTTGTCCTTCAGACGCTGAGCCATACCGATGTCGGCTTGCTTCTCTGCGGTCTTGGCGATCGATTTGACGGCTCGAAGCTGTGTTGTCGTGATTCCGAAACCACGAGCAATTTCCGTTTCGCTCATGCCCTTGCTGTGAAGATCGTCTACGGTGCTGAGGAACGTACGGTTACGCTCGCTCTGGGTCTCGCCACTTCCCCAAGGATACCTTCCGGACTTGCGAAGGATTCCATAGTGCGCGAGATACTCGTCTTCACTTACGATCACGCCAGAGCCTCCTGTCTCAATTCTTCGATCCGCTTGTCAGAAGTGATGATCTTGTCCATGATATGCGCGATCATGTCTGGGTCTGGTTTGACAACCTCGACATCATCATTTTGGTATATGCGCAACTCTATCTCGATCTGGTGCGGCCTTTGATGGTATTCAAGACAGAACAGCGCAGTATAGATGTAGAGCTGGTTCATGGACGACTTCATCACACCACTTTTGAAATCGTGAATTCGAAGAAATTTGTTACGGAAAGAAATAGCGTCCGTGGTTCCGTAACAGTTGTACGAATAGAACAGAACTTGTTCGGGTGTCATCCTAAACCCGATAGCGTCATTCACGTAGAGGCTGAGCGTCGACCCGTTCTCGGCTTGCTTGATCTTGAGACGAATGGCCTCGTGAGCGAACGCGTGAAGTTCTGTTCCACGTTGAGCAGCCATAGCAGTCAAGAAGCGAGAGTCCAGCTTCTCATCGCTATAGTTGATCCAGTGGTAGTTGCTCGCGCTAAGAAACGCGTGGGTGTTGGAGAGCTTCAAATGTTCGTTGAAGATCATCTAGTACTGCCTCTTGGTTCGAAGGATAGATGAACGCCGCGAAAGACATCTCGTTCAGTTTGTGGACGTAGTAGTCCTGATTTGGTTGAACGGAGGACTTCGCGCCGGCCTTAACTTCGAGCATCGCCCATCGGTCGTTGTAGAGAATCGTGAGATCTGGGATTCCCTGCAAGTAGTCCGAGTCGTTCTTCAGGATCACACAACCTGGGAACAAGCGACGGAGCTCTTTGATGAGACGCGCTTGATAATCCCGCTCTAGCATTGTGTAGTCCTTTCGATACTAAAAATCAAAGCATATTCTACACCCTTCTATTATAAGCTATGTTTACGACGCGACTTGGTATCTTTTTTTTCAATCGATGATCCGGAAACGTTGATACGTCGGCCACACTATTGTCTGGTCTATGAGAGACTTGAAGAGATCCATCTCAAGTAGTCCGAATGTAATCGCTGCTTCCCAAAGCGTTTCGAACTTCTCGTGTGTCTTCAATTCTTCCACAGATTTGTTGAACCCCATAGGGCTGCGATTGAATTGTTGCAGATACTTGATTGCAAACCATCGAGGGCGCCAAACCAGATTAGTCACCCTGTTGTTGAAACGATCCCCATCTAGGTTGATTGGCGTGTTGAACGTCAGACTTCTGGTCGTCATGATGAAAGCTTCAGCTACCAAAATAGCAACAGACCTCTTGTGCTGAATTCCGTCTCGCCTGAGGCCTACGTTTACTATTCCCCTTTGGTTGCTACATGGCTTCAGCATACGACCAGTCTCTTCGTTCATGACGAACCCAGCGTCACTCACAGAGTAACCCGGGAAGCTCAGTATTGTTCTCCACTCATCCATTCAAGGACCCCCTGATAGTGGTGCTTTTTTTGCTGCGACTCTTTACTTTAGGACAAACTAGGACACTTTGCGACACTTTGCGACAAACCAAATTTGGTCGTCACTTTTGAAGAAAATCGCGAAAAACTTTTTTATTTTTTGCAACTTGGTATCTTTTTTTTCTAAACTCTATATAAAAGAGATACCAAGTTTTCCATTAAGGGTAGTTTTCTCGAAAAAAGTGGCGTTTTGACGTCGGTTAAATCACCCTTCTTGCAAAACGTCGCAAAATGTCCCTTTCGTTCTCTGCCCTATAATGTCCTATTACAGCATACCTTGCCCTAGATGATATGCTGATCGCCCTAATATGTCCTCATACGTTCCTATATCAGCGCTTATGTTCTCCGACGAATTTTGCCTCGTTAAAACTGCGTTTTTGGCCCAAAGATCGGGCTACAATTTTATCAATTTCAGAAATGCCGAGAAGTCGGTAGTACCACAAGTCGAAATAGGGCGTATTCAACCTATCTATCCTGCCGTGGGCTTGTTGCCATAGAATGTACGAATATGTCTGCGAGTAAAAAACCATCGCATCGGTCGTCGTACAGTTCCATCCCTCTGCTCCAGCAGTGTATTGAACCAGATACACCCACCTTTCAGTGTCCGGAATGTCCTGATGTTTATGGCCGTTCCATTCGGCGACTGTCACGGAATCTGACAGTGTTCGAAGAGCATCCAGCTCATAATTGAAGTTGTAGAACACAATCAATCGAGGGTGTTTCTTCAACAAGTCACGGACTGCTTTAAGTCGAGAAGGATGCGAATAAGCCACCTTCCGCATGAGCCTGAAGAGCTCCGCGACATCCTTCACAGGACGGTCCTCATAGGGGTTCCAACGCCCTTTCAAGACACGATCGAACATATCCTTGTCGTACTCTACAAGAACGTCTACGGCCCTTCTAGTGGTGTGCATGAGGTACGGCATTTCAACCAAGAGAGACTCCCGAAGTCTCCTCAGTTTTGAGATACCTACGTAGTGATCGATCTTCGGGAACTTGACATACGGAGCGTACACAACGTGTTCTTCTACGAACTGAGTCCTGTTTTTATAGAACCCATTCGCGATGAAGACAGGCACATAGTGCAGCCAATTATCTCCGGGGGTAGCGGTGAGCAAGATCCAGTTGTTCCTCTTCGCAATGAAGATGAATGCCTTAGCCCACTCACCACTACCCACAAGTCGCTGCTCGTCGAAGATGAAGAACGCCCCCTTGACGTTCTTGTACTTCGCGATGTTGTTCCACGAGTCGATCCTCAAGACACCCGCTGTAGTAGCGTCACGTGACTTGTAGACACCATACTTAACAGCTTCGCCCTCCCAATCAAGGGAGTCTCTCTTCTTCGCTGTGGTGATCACGTAGACGTCTTTGGGCGCCTCCTTAGCCATGTAATAAGCCATGGCAGTACGTGACTTCCCCGAACCCACACCACCATGAAGGATAGAGCCATTCTTAAGTTTTTCGACTGCATCCCTCTGATGTGGGTACAGATCTACAGGCATCTGTTACTCCTGTGTGTGGCCCTCAGGCTCCTTGAAGAAGTCGACACACTCATCCACGATGTCTTGAACAAGTGGGCGTTGCCCCTCCAATGAGCGCTTCCTCGCCGGCCTGACTATGATGTAGGGATCCGCGTCACAGCTTCGTTGTTCGAATTCACGAGCCAGCTCATCGAATATGTCTGACATGGTTGCTCCTTCTATCAGTAGAAGAGCTTGATGATCTTGTACGCGATGTCTTGAGGAGTTTCATGTTGAGTGGTGTCTTCCGGAATTCCTTGTCGCAAAGCTTTCCTCACCAACTGAAGAACCTTTTCGTTGCGAGCATGGATTTCTGGATCTGTATGATGCTCACGCTCCATACGATCTACAGAATTCTCGACCAACTTGCTTGAGTTCCCATCGCTCATGTCTATGATGACAGGCTTCTCAAACGAGTACTTGAACATCTTGTTGGTGTAGCGCTTGAAATTGCCGCCCATCCAAGTCAGCCAATCACCAACATAAACCTGAGTCCTGATGACGTAAGGACCCTCGACGATTTCGAAATGGTTCTTGTATCCACTTGCGAAATGACGTCTCTTTACCTCGCTATTCATCATCTCAGCCACTTCGGCTATGTTCTCTTCCGTGATCCGTATTGCTCGGATCCTGAAAGATCTAGGGACGTAATCCTCAAGCACGTTCATTCCTTCTTGTCGAAGTAACCACGAAAGTCCATAGCCTGAGTCTCATCGAGCTTCGGGGCCGGATCTCCCCTGAAGCGCACTGTCGTGGTTCCGTCGAGCTCCATTGTAGAATCAACAGACCTTACCACACAGCCAGGGTTCTCTGAGGTGATCTTGTTGGTGACTCCAGAAACGTAGTTCTGCCAACTACAACCCTCCTTCTTCAAGTCAAGCATGTGGATACTGTCCTCGAACAGAAGACTCAGGTTGTAGCTTATTCCGCCCTTTCGAGCCACGATTCCCGGGTCGCTCGGCGGAAGATTCTCAACGAAACGCTTCCTCCACTCGGGCTCTTCATCAACGAACTCATTCGCCAAGTCAGCCTCATTCAAGGGCTTCGTGGTGGAGTCAATTCGAGAATTCAACTCAGACTTTTCGTCGCTGAAATAACCCGTCTCTGTGGCGAAGAAATCAGCGGGCGTCAGAGCTTCCCCCGTGCTGGTTCTAGTGTACTCTGACTCTTCGTCTTCCTGCTTCAAGGCGATGTTCTTTCTCAGAGTCTTGGCGTCGATGTGCGTTTCCATCAATGGGTTCATGTGGCCACGACGAGAATTGAACTCTTCTATCAACGCATCATATATAGGAGTCTCGGACATGAGCGTTCCTTTCCCACAAGGTTCGAGTGATAAATAAAATACAGGATTAAAGACGGGGCAAGAAACCCAATTAAGGATCCCCTGCCCCATCGCCCCACACCCCTGCGTCACCTCAGACGATATTGACGATCTTCTGGGTTATGTCAGTCGCGACGTTCCCCATGTCTGACGTGTCCCCGAAGTAACAGGCCGCATCCTGCTGCTTCATGGCTTCTTTCACCAACGTCAGTATCCTGAGATACTTCTTCTCTTCGAGGTACTGCGACACCGGTACGACCGTCATGGAGTGTCCGAGACATACCGTGTGAGCAGACAGATCGAGCGAGTCAGGGTTCTTCTTCAGCCACTTCTCCGTCTCTTCCGGCAAGCCGTTGAAGACAGGAATCATGCGATCGTCGAGCACAGCATCGAAGTACATTGTTCCCCCTT